AGATAAGCAGAATATTTTGCTGAAAAATGACGTTGGCCAACGCGGACGGATAACACGAAATCCTGCGAACTGGCAAAGTGTAAGTGAATAACGTCAGGAACATTATTTCACGCAGAGGCACCGTAATGGTGCCTTTGTCATTTCTGCGCTTCGCACAAGCGTAAATAAACCAAAGAACCTTTCAGGATGAGCCCTGGTGGATAACCGGCAGTGGTCTGGTTAACCCTCTTTGGGCTGGTTATTCCTGTGCGCAGGGTTCATCACTAAAAGGAAATAACCGATGAATATGATGACCGTGCCGTTTCACGGCGATTCTCTTTATGTGGTTAACCATAACGGCGAACCATACGTTCCCATGAAACCTGTCGTTGAGGGAATGGGGATGACCTGGCAGTCTCAACACCGCAAATTGATGGAGAGATTTAAGACCTGCATCATCGAAATGATGATTCAGCTCCCCGGTGATACTCAGCGTCGTCTGGTTATCTGTCTTGCTTTACGTAAACTTGCAGGTTGGCTGCAAACCATCAACCCAAATAAAGTTAAACCTGAAATCCGCGACAGAGTCATTCAGTATCAGGAAGAGTGCGACGATGTTCTCTATGAATACTGGACGAAGGGTTTTGTCGTTAATCCTCGTCAAATGAGCGTGATGGAAGAACTCAATCAGGCTTGCGCTGACATGCAACGGGATAAAAACATTGTCAGTGTGTTTGCTACCGGGCTGAATGAGTGGAAACAGGTTAAAGCTGCGCATGTATCAAAAATCCGCACATTGATAAACGAAGCGAATCTGCTGATTGATTTTGTCCTGGCTGATACAGGCAAAGGGAAAATAACAAAGGCGGATTGATGGAGAGGTGGCTAATGATATCGGATAAAATCATAACGCTGGCAAAGACCATTTGTGTGATTGTCGGCGTTTCATTTTCGCTAATGATGGTTGCTCTTTTTCTTTCCATAGCCTGGATGGCGTTGAGTTCGGCAGGGCTGGTGGGGTGAGCATAAACCGAATTATTTCCGCGTTTACCGTTATTCTGCTGGTGGTCTGTGGTGCGCTTAGTCTGGGGCTGAATCATTACCGTGATAACGCCATCGCCTACAAAGAGCAGCGCGATAAAGCCACATCCATCATCGATGATATGCAGAAGCGGCAACGTGATGTAGCAGAACTTGACGCCAGATACACAAAGGAGCTTGCTGATGCTAATGCGACTATCGAAAGTCTCCGTGCTGATGTTTCTGCTGGTCGTAAGCGCCTGCAAGTCGCCGCCACCTGTGCAAAGTCAACGACCGGAGCCAGCAGCATGGGCGATGGAGAAAGCCCAGGACTTACAGCAGATGCTGAACTCAATTATTACCGTCTCAGAAGTGGAATCGACAAGATAACCGCGCAGGTTAACTACCTGCAGGAATACATCAGGACGCAATGCCTGAAATAATTTTTTTGCAAATCACAAAGTCCATTTAATGAGCCCCGCGATGCGGGGCTTTTTTATGTACGCAGTAAACGCGCTTCACACGCGCGACTTATGAACACAGAACCTTTCAGGATGACCCTTGAGGATGCCGGTTTGGTGATCGGTGCCTTTCTGTGGGCCGGAATCCTGTGTGACAAGGTTCATCACTAAAAGGTGTGCACTGATGAATTATCCAACTATCGTTAACGGCATCGATTTTCGAGATCTGATTTTTGTGGCAAACAACGATCCGGTTACAGATTCTTTTATGGTGGCAAAAGCATTTGGAAAGCTGCCGAAGAACGTAGTTCGTGACCTTGAACGAACCATAGAAGCTTGCCCTCCTGAGTTTGATACAAAGCTCAACTTTGAGCTTTGCTATAAAAACAATGAGTTACAGAATGGTAAGCCGCAAAAATTCTACCGTCTCCGCAAGGATGGGGTGATGCTTTTGGTTATGTCCTACACCAAAAAAGAAGCAATGCGTATCAAAATTGCTTACATCAACGCATTTAACTGGATGTACGCCATGCTTCAGGTTGGTCATCGTCAATTTGAAGAAGAGAGAAATGCCGTAATGCTGGAGTACATGAAAGAGAAGGATGTTGCCAGCATGTCAGGTCGCCTGCTAAATCGCTGGGGCAAAATTAAGAAGCCACAGCTGCTGGCTAGAATTGAACGCCTTGAACAGCACGGGCAAACCGTAATCCCCGGACTCATCAATTAACGGCAGTACCGCGAAACAACCCAAGCCAGTAAGTGGGGAAATAACACTGGCAGCCACTGAAAGATGAACCTCCAGCCTTATGGCAAAAAAGATTCTTTGTGGTGGCGGACTGATGGAAAGACATAGGTTATTGCAGAGGCCATTCAATGAGTGGTCTCGACAATGGCTTATACCCTACACGGGATAACTTAATTGATATCCTTTTTAACGGATAAAGGCATTTCAGCCTGACATAGCCATGCGCCGTATCGTCGCCGTATTCCTGCATTAACAGAGACCGCAGCCCGACAGGGAGACTCCTCTGCGAGAGTGTGCGGGGATAATCAAAAACGATACACACCGGGGTTTACCGCGTTAACGGAGCGCGGCGTTGTCCCCTCATGGTCGCTGGTCCGGTGCGATGGTGGAAGAAACTGGATTTTGTTGCAACTGATAACCATTATCATTTTGCGGGTCCTTTCCGGCGATCCGGGCCGTTACGGGGCGGCGAACCCGCGCGTTTTCACTATTTATGAAAATTTTTCGGGAAAAAGCAGATCCGTTCTTCTTCTTTTTAACTGATTGATTATCAATAGAATATTAAAAATATAAAAGGATCTGACAAAGGCTGTTTTTGTCCGAAAACGCCATTTTCAGATCCTTTCTGGTTTCCGGAGGAGTGTATGAACGTCAATAAGAAAAAACTGGCCGATATTTTTGGCGTTGATGTCAGGACCATCACCGCCTGGCAGAGTCAGGGGTTACCACTGGTTTCTGGTGGAGGGAAAGGGACTGAATCAGTTTTTGATACAACTGCTGCCATTCAGTGGTATGCGCAGCGCGAAGCTGATATTGAAAACGAAAAACTCCGTAAAGAGGTCGAAGATTTGAGGGCTGCCAGTGAATCTGACCTTCAGCCCGGCACCATTGATTACGAACGTTACCGACTGACGAAGGCACAGGCCGATGCACAGGAGCTGAAAAATGCTCGTGAGGAAGGCCTTGTCCTCGAGACGGAGTTATTTACCTACATCTTTCAGAGAGTGGCACAGAATATATCTGGGATCCTTGTCCGTGTCCCTCAGACACTGCAGCGTAAATACCCTGAGATATCACCCGCACATCTTGATGCTGTGAAAACTGAAATCGCGAAAGCATCCGATGTGGCTTCTGAAGCCGGTGAGAATGTGCGCAGGTGGATTGATGATTTCAGACGAACTGAGGGCGGCTAATTCTGCAGGAGCGATAGCAACCGGCCTTCTTGCGCTAAAAATTCCTGTCCCCCTGACGACAGTTCAGTGGGCAGATCGACACTATTACCTTCCGAAAGAGTCATCTTACACCCCGGGGCGGTGGGAAACACTGCCGTTTCAGGTAGCCATCATGAACAGCATGGGGAATGACCGGATCCGCACGGTTAATCTGATTAAATCTGCCCGTGTTGGTTATACAAAGATGTTGCTGGGAGTGGAGGCTTATTTTATTGAGCATAAATCACGCAACAGCCTTCTTTTCCAGCCTACGGATTCTGCTGCTGAAGATTTTATGAAATCTCATGTGGAACCCACGATCAGGGATGTGCCGGTTTTACTCGATCTTGCACCGTGGTTTGGGCGTAAACATCGTGATAATACCCTCACGCTGAAACGCTTTTCATCGGGTGTGGGCTTCTGGTGCCTGGGCGGTGCGGCAGCAAAAAACTACCGTGAAAAATCCGTGGACGTGGTCTGCTATGACGAGCTTTCCTCGTTCGAGCCGGATGTTGAAAAAGAGGGCTCGCCAACCCTGCTGGGGGATAAGCGTATTGAGGGCTCTGTATGGCCAAAATCCATTCGCGGCTCGACGCCTAAAATCAAAGGTTCCTGCCAGATCGAAAAAGCGGCCAACGAGTCGGCGCATTTCATGCGTTTTTATGTGCCCTGCCCGCACTGTGGGGAGGAGCAGTATCTGAAATTTGGCGATGAGTCCACGCCTTTTGGCCTTAAATGGGAGAAGGACAGACCCGAAAGTGTTTTCTACCTCTGTGAACATCATGGCTGTGTGATCCATCAGTCTGAACTGGACCAGAGCAACGGGCGGTGGATCTGTGAAAACACAGGCATGTGGACCCGTGACGGTCTGACGTTTTTCAGCGCTGCGGGTAATGAAATTCCGCCGCCGCGCTCCATCACGTTCCACATCTGGACGGCGTACAGTCCGTTCACCACCTGGGTACAGATAGTCTATGACTGGCTGGATGCACTGAAAGATCCCAACGGCGTGAAAACTTTTGTGAACACCACGCTGGGCGAGACCTGGGAAGAGGCCGTGGGCGAAAAACTCGATCACCAGGTACTGATGGATAAGGTTGTGCGTTACACGGCGGCGGTGCCTGCCCGGGTGGTTTATCTGACGGCGGGCATTGACTCGCAGCGAAACCGTTTTGAGATGTATGTCTGGGGATGGGCTCCGGGAGAGGAAGCCTTTCTGGTGGATAAAATCATCATTATGGGGCGTCCTGATGAGGAAGAGACTTTGTTACGTGTGGATGCGGCGATCAACAAAAAATACCGCCATGCAGACGGAACCGAAATGACCATTTCCCGGGTCTGCTGGGACACCGGGGGGATCGATGGCGAAATCGTTTATCAGAGATCAAAAAAACACGGTGTTTTCCGGGTGTTGCCGGTAAAAGGCGCATCTGTCTATGGCAAGCCGGTGATCACCATGCCAAAAACCCGCAATCAGCGGGGCGTGTAT